CTATCTGTCCGTAAGTAAATTCCTTAGACGCATTGTTGAGAGCATTCACAGATAGGTTTTCTGGTACTTCGTATATCCCTTTTCCGGCTAATTTGTCAGCACTGCTGTGTGCCGCTATCCTTATCTGATCATTTACTTTTAGAGCAGAGTTGAATTTCACATACTTGTTTGTGCTTCCGTCGACAAGCGTGTAGTCGGTGGTCAATGTCTTCCTTGCACCGTTCACTTTGACTGAGACATCGAGATCCGTGAGTGCCGCGGAGTTCTTGAACATGTCTATCGGGAACAATGTCTTCTCAGTGGCATCTACTATGAACGTCCTCAGAACCCTCTGTTTTGCTTCCGAAGTCCTCTTGATCCATGCGCTCCTAGAATTGTGTGTCGTCCTACCTGTAGTGTAGTGTAGATGACCTTCAGCGAGATTTTTAGTCACTTCCGATTTACCGACCTTGTATGTGAATGTGCCCGACGTGTGGTCAGACTCAAAAACAATGTCTCCAACGTTGTTGATGGTCTTGTACTTGACTTTTATGCCTAGCACAGTGTCTGTGGTTGCACTGTCGGACGTAGCGAACGACAAGACTTTCGCGCCAGCGAATGTTGAATTAGGATATGCGGTGTCATCATCGAACGACGTGTGATCGTTGTCGTACATGCCGAACAACGGTTGTTGGTTGAGTTTTGTTTTAGCCTGTGATTCCTTCCATGTTTTGTTGGTTGCATCATAGTGGTAGTTCTTGCCTTTGCCTGCTGTACCTTGTTTCACATAGATGTTTTCATTGTCCGCCACTGTGTCCGTCTCTGTCAAGGCTATTACCTGTGTGGAGTCACCGGCGGTGACAAAGTTCACGGTGTATATCTTGCTCCTCACGCTGTTGTCTGTGTCTGCGGAAAACACCACCCTCATTCCATCTGTCAACGCAACTTGGTCAATGAAGTAACCTGTCAGCCTCGGTATTGTGCTGAGGGCATCTGTCGTCCCTGTGTCATAAAGGTCTACTGCGTCCTTTGCCACAGTACCATGATTGTAGAGCGCAAGTCCAGAGTCGAATTCAATTATGGGTCTCTTTGCCCTGTCATTTTCATCGAGCACCTTAGGCAATCCATTTACTGTCGCCGCTTTGTCTATGTTGTCCCTATGGAACCATCTGTTGTACCTGGACCACGGGTTCCTGTCCCTACTGTCTCTCTTGATTGTGATGTAGTCTTTGTCTGTGGGTGTGCCATTGTCGGAGTAAGACTCCGGAGTGTCCAGTCTGCTGACATCGGTCAGCGTGATCTCGTCGCCCACTCCCTCAACGTAGTACTCCTTGCCGTGGTATGCGCTAGACACATTCGCCGACTTGAACTTGATCTTCATTCCATTCGAGAGATCCAATGTTCTCAGTTTGTAATTCTTGACGCCAATTATGTCATCGTCTGGATTGATTTGGCTAGTGGTTGTCACAGTCTTTATGTTTAGTATGCCGTACATGTTGTCATGGCTACCACATTGATAGTATAAAGTATCCGGTGCATCATTAGGAATAACGAATGTCAAAGTGCCTGACTGCACACCGTTGTTGGTCACACCCGATGTATACAACACGCTTGTAGATCCGTCTGTGCTGATGCCATCCTTGCTGGGCTCAGTCATTATGTACAACGGATGTCCAGTTCCACTCTTTGTGAACTTGTATGTATTACCCCTGTATAATGTGAGTTCTGGGTTCCTGACATTCTCCCTGTGGGGGAAACTGTATGCCCTGCCCGTGGTGCCATCGTCGGCAAGTGTTTCAACTTTGTATTCAACTACGGCACCCGTTCCCACCGAATCTATCTCGATCGCACTAGGTCCAGCCGGCACCCAATAATATTCCCTGTAGTTGACCAACTTATCATAATCCACAGCCGGGTTCCAACTGTATGCTGTCTCATTGTTCAATCTGTCATGATTGCCAACATTAGCACCGAAGTATTTCAACTGATTGATGTAGTCGTCATACGTTCCCGTGAACCTTACTTGGTCTTCGGGATTGATTGAAGTGGTGTCCTTGTCAGTGTAGGTTACAGCAGGCTCCAACTGATATGCAAACCTGTCTCTGCTTGTGGCAGAAAGATACCTGTCATTTATTTCTCTGGTGTAGGCGTCCTGCCTGCCCACGAAACCATCTAGCCTTTCAAGAGAACCTTTCTGTATCAGGGTATCAAGGGTGCTAGATAAGAACCTTTGGTTCGCGTCTGTCCTGTAGAAAGCCGGCAAGTGTGCAACCGATCTCCTGTACTCGTTGTTGCCCTGCTTGACTACTTCCTGGTTGGCCTGTGAGTTGATGGGTGTGTCAGCCATTAGTATCCTGCCCCACTACTGCCGGAACTTGATCCCGATCCTGATGTAGTAGAGCCCGATACCGCTGAACCTGTCGTGGTGTTGGTAGTGGCGGTTGATGTTGATGTGACCACAGTGCCGGAAGCCGCCAGTTGGTTGGCCCCAAGTGCTGTTATGATCGACACATCATCAACGGTGGCCCCACTGATGAAAATCTCGTCTGCCGCTGAGTTTATCTGGAACAGAGACCCAAAACCCTGTCCTGACTGGTTAGGCACAATCACGGCAGTCAGTAGATCTGGTGCAAGTTGATTGTGTATGTAGGCGGCTAATTCAGTAAAATAGAATGTGTCTCCGAAATCCCAGTTGTCCAGCGCGAAGAATTCGTTTATGGCCGCTATGACCCTGGTCTTTATCACTGCGTCAGAGACATTTGTGTTTGGATTCTTCACCACCTTGAATGTGGCCTGTAGTTGCTCCTCGGCGTTGTTTCCAAAAAGAATTTTGTATTTCACGGGATGGTAGATGACCTGATCCGACAACGATTTCAACGGGTTAAGCACACCAGAATAGTTGATCCTCATCTGATCCGATGTGGAAGGTGTTGGCTTGACACCTCCATCCTGCAACCAAATCCTGTATAGATTGTCATATGTCCTCTCCAACATATACACATCAACAATGTTAGAAACGCTCGGATCTATCCTGGTCTCCTGTCCGGCGTGATGCTTGTACTGGAAGTCCAGGCTGTTTCTGCCACGTCTGGCATAGTAGTCTGTGCTGGTTGTGAGTGAGTTGGTGCTCTCCACGTACTTCTTGACCGCGTTCTCGCTGTCTGCGTAGAAATAGAATAACTGTCCATCATCATATGTTGTGGTGGCGAGATTGATGTCACTCTCATTTTCAGTCACTACGAAATTGCTGGCCGCGTACGGTCTGTATCTGTCAATGTTGTCATAGCTCTGGTACTTTTCGAAAAACACGAATTTCGTTGCCACACTGGTGTCTGGTTCTACCACAATATCAAATATCTCAGGATTATCAACTACGCCGTCGTCGTCATCGTCATAGAAGCCAACCTTGACCTTCCTGTTGTCTCTGAAACCATCCGCTTCCGTCACCGTGTCTACCACCTGCCAAGTGATCGGATAACCTATTGCGTTTCCTGTTGATACCAGGCTGTTGGTCTTTAAAATTCTCACAGAATCTTTTACACTCTTGCCCGTCTTGTAATCGTAGATTTTTTCTTCTACATCAAAATGGAATTTGTTCTGTGATTCCGATTCAAATATGTAATCCAGTTTCCTGTATGTCACCGTGTAGGTGTTGCCGTCTGTGGTGAACTTGAACCACCAACTCGCATCTAAATTAGTTCCTGCGGTACTGCCTGTGTTTGTGAGACTGAACGTCGCACTAGTGCTCAAGTTGGAAGTTGTGATCACTTTCCATGTCTCTGTGTCAACATCGTATCTTAGTCCGAAGTCTTCGTAATTCTCTATCCTGTCGATCAAATTGTTTTCTAGTGTTGTAGCGAAAGATGTTGTGAAGTTCGGTATCACGGCATTTACAACCGCACCATTAGGTACAATATCGTTCAAAGTGACCGGACCCGCGCCGGAATCTAGATTACCTTGCCCACTGTTCGATCCATCGCCTACTACAGCACTTATCTTGGCCCACGCTCTGTCTTCAGCGTTGTCTGTGCCCGCTGTGACCAATTTGCCATTTAAAAATTCTCTAGTGTCCGGTGACGTGAATTTGACCAGTGCGCCTACTTTTGCGAATTTCAAATTACTGGTTGCCGAATCACCTATGGCCAGTGCGCCGCCCGATGTGAAGTAACCTGTGTTGGTGTTGGTGCCTGTGGTCGATGAATTCCATGTGGCAGTCAGTGAAGTTACTGATTTTGTGTCATACTTGTCATAATAGAATTGTCTGGCGTATGCTGACTTTAGTTTTGTCTCAACGGAGTTGTCTATGACCGACTTGATCTCACTCCTGTTGTTGAATGAGAATGTGAAAGTGGGTGCTGATTCTTCTCTGTATAATATGCCATCCTCTGCGAACACGCTGACGTTTGAGTATGCGCCTGTTGGATCTAGAATCTCTTTCGCCCTCGATATCCCCGATGCGCTCCTGTTCACTGATCTCACCTTGACGATTTCTTGTGAAGCACTCAATGGCACAACCTGATAGTCCTCTGCTGTGATCATTCTGTTCTGAGAGTAATATACCTGTCCTGCCTTCTCCTTTATTGAGTCATTGGACTCAGACGCCGCCGAGTTGTACACAGACTGTTTTAGGCTTAGACCTATGCTTAGAGTCTGTTGTGAACCGTTTGCGTCCAGGTACGGCACTGATAATGTGATGCCCTGCATGTCGCCCGGTTGGATCGCGTACTTGGCGTTGTCCGATACCCTGTAATAAGTTCTGAAAGTGCCCAAAGGAAGATTGCTGAAGTTGCCGTCACCAAACACAAGGTCAATAGTGTCATCGGCCTTGGTCACCACATTGTAGGTATTCCTTTCATCCTTCGAAAGTGAATTGTAGATTGCGTTGTTTCCAGCAAGTGCCGGCACCTTTGCCCATTGTTCCAAGATCTGTCCGAACTGATCGAGTTTGTACAACCACACGTCGGTGTTGTTCACGTTAGATGTTGTTAAACTTCTCACATAATTTGTAATGGCCGTGTCCACTGTAAATTCATTGTTTTCCATAACACCTTGCTTGAATAAGAAAAAGTATCCTGTGTTCACAGATCCATCACCAGCACCGTCGTTCCTGTATGTGTACGTAAGTCCTGAACCAGGCACTGGTGCTGATTCGTAGATCGATTCCGAATCATTGACCGTGCTAGGAACAATTTCGAAAGTCCTTGACGTACCGCCGATGTTTTTAGTGAATTGATAGATTGGTAGATCAGACTGGTTGGTTGAAAGCGTGTACACCTCTGTGTCAACACCGCCGACTGATTGTTTCTCCCTAGGGTTTCCAAACAGTTGTCCCGTCTGGTTGGCCGCGTTCAATATGGCTGTGAACTGTTGCCTATAGTTCGAGTTTGCACTGTCATTCCAGATTATGGTCTGGTCTGCTAGGTTAGTGCCTGAACTGTCGTTTACATTCTGTGTTGTAGATATAGAATCTATCTTCAGCAATCCAGTTGCTGGTAAATTCCTTTTGGCATTGTAATTAATAAGCCTTGCCAATCGCAATACAGAGTTTCTTCTCTCTGCCGTTTCAAGGAAGTTCTCCCTGGCATTTAGGTCTGTCCTGAAAGACAGTGCCTGTGCTATGTAGGCTATCAAATCTATCAGCGCAACATACTCAGAACTTTCCACGAAATCATTAAAATCATCTGGGTAATTTTCACGCAGGTATGACACCATGGTCCTACGCAGTGTCTCGAAGTCATATGATTTGAAATCCGCCTGCTGGAAGGCCTGGTAGATCTTGCGCCAATCTTCCGCTACTAGTAGTCTGTTCTGTCTGTCTGTTGTGGCCATACTGTTTGTATGGATATTTATAAATTAAATTAAGTGCGTAGTTTAAGAAAGACGCAGAAGCGAGTTCTCGTCAAATGCGAAGCGTAATTTCTCGGTGATGTTCAGGGGCACATAGGTGATAGTTGCCTGGATCGCGATGCCTTTGTCCTGCTCTGTGACCAATATCTCCTCCGTGGCTATGCGTGGATCTGCGTTTAGATTGTCCGTGACATCGTCAATAATGGCGTTTTTGAGATCTTCCGTGAATGGCTCAAACAATGCATCGTATATTATAGTGCCGAACTCTGGGTTCTCCACACGTTCGCCCTTCCTCACGCTCAACCTGTTGATGAGGTCTTGCTTGGCCACCTCGAAGTCGTACAGTTTGTAGTTCTGTTGTGTTGCCCTGGAACTGAAACCCTTGAACGTGGTGGTCTTGTCAGCGCCTGTGTTTGTGTCATCTCCGTATGCCATATGCTATAT